TCATCACTCCAAATCTCTGGAATAAAGTTAGCTGCGGATGTAGTGGTTACGCTATTTGTGGGGGAAAAGGCGGTATTTGCCATGATTAAATCTCCAAAATTAAAAAAAAGTTACTTAACTCGGCCTTCTGAGTACGCTTGCATGATCTCGTCACTTAGCATCTCATAACGACCAGGGTCTTGCATTTTCAGCCGAATAAGGTCAGCCCTACGATAAACCTTCTTAGAAGATTCTCCAGAACCACCAACATCAACTCCAACAGCCTTGAGATTCTGCTTGCGAGTGGCTTCTCCAGCATCACTTGCTTGCTTAGTCTTCACGCTACGAAGTTGCTTGTAAGTAGACAGCAGTTCATTAGCTGAGTCGTAATCATATCCAGAGTCTGCTTGCTCGAACAACTTTAGACGCACAGGGCTAGACTTCACCCAATTCGCAAAATCCTGATCTTTAGCGATATCGCCAAAATCGGGATGTTCTTGAGCCAACTTCTGCTGAATCTGTGCCTTTTTCATCTCTAACGTCACTTGTCGTGCAGCTAGGATGTCAGGGTGATTATCAACTGTCCGTTGAACTGCCTTCTGTGGATTCTCAAAGAAATCTACTTCAGGCTCTTCCGTTTTTGTCTGTTGCTGTCTAGAACTAAGGTTCTGTTTTAGGAGTTCATCTGCGAGCTTACGGACTTCACCCACTTCTTGTGCTTGCTTACCAATGAGCTTTTCAGCCTCTTGGTGCATCTTCACAATCTCGTCTAAACTTTTGTCCCTGTATTTCTCAGGAAGTTCAGCCTTTTGAGCGATCTTCTGCTCTTCAATTTCTAACTCACCAAACACTTCTTTGTCATCGTCAATCAACATACTAATTTCCTTTTCCTGCCGCTTTCGGTTGTAGGAGATTCAACTCGGCATAATTGCTTATGAGTTGGCTTTGCGTTCAGCCTTCAACTTGTCAGTATGACTCTTGCCAAACTTGCTATAAGCCGTTGGGAAAGAGCCAGACCAACCTTCTAGTCGAAATGCTGGCGCTGATAGAACACGATGAGTTTCCTCACCGCACTCACATTTGAGAATTGTTGCCTCATAATCAACAAATCTCTCTGTTTTATGCCCATTTACACAGGCGAATTCATACATTCTTTTCATTTAAGTCCTCAAATGCTCGCTCGCTGACTTGTTTCAAGTTTTTCAGCCAAATAAGTATTGATAACTCACCTTTACGAAATTGTAGAGTCTTTTCATCTGCAATTGTTGAAATATTATTTAAAGGTTCGATCATCTTGTCAATATCCTCCATTAAATCCACCCAACCTTGAGTGGACATCATGGTGAATCGCTCTTCGTAATACTTTTGCAGTTCTGGACTCATTGTTTAGTCATCTGTTTTTCAACAATCTTAGCCTTGTTCTGAATATCTGCTTCTTTGAGCATCAATTCAGCAATCTTGACTCGCTTATCAAACTCTTTAGAAGCCAAAGCATCTTCGTTTGGCAGATTCTTAGTGGTAGCAGCCATGCTCTTAGCTTGCAACTCAATAGGCATCAATTGAGCCTCTGTCAACAACTTCTGAGCCTCTGCTTCGTTCTGCTTTGCTTGAGTCGTTTGGACAGCAATCTGAGCCTGTGCCAACTGCATAGCCAACTGTTGTTGCATCTGTTGAGCTTGTTGGGCTTGTGGATCGCCTTGTGACATCTTGTCGAGCATCTCAATCAACTCAAAGCGGTTTGACAGAGATGAATTCGCCATGATTCCTTTGAGAATGACTGGCAAAACAGGAGTATTTGGGCCAAGGGTCTGCAAAAGCGCAATAAACTGCTGTTGTTCATGCTCACGAGCAATGATTCCCAATGCGGCAGTCGGAATAAACTTCATGTCCACAGTAGGATAACGCTCTGGGTCGAACTGCATATAGCGGTAAGTCGCTTTGGTGATGAAGGGGATCATAAAATCCTCTTGGAAGTTCACCAATGTACGCTTGTATTTCTTGATAATCGAGGCTACAGCCATCGAAATACCACCTTGACCTGCATCACGAGCAACGGCAGACACCATTCCTTGTGAGTCAAGAGTACCAGTAGCCTGTAAAAGCATACGCTCAAACTCTTTAGCAGTCGTCAGGTTAGAGCCATCAGTATTGCCAAACTTGAATGGGAACAGAATCTCATTAGGATTGCCGTTTGTCAGGATTGCTTTGCCTGGCTTAACTTCAAACTTAGCACCACGAGGCAAGCGAGTAGCATCCATAGCCATCATTGGGCTTGTAGTCAGCGCCAAAGAGTCTAAGTGGCTACGAACTTGGGCATCAATAGCCTTCTGTGAGTTGTAAGCCTTCTCTACAGTACCACGACCCAACAAGCGATTAGGAACTGTATCGTCCTGATACGCAAGGATTGGGCGGTCTTTCATCATGTATGGGTTCTTTTCTGCCTTCAGAAGAACACCATCATTGGCAATCACAACAATTGCTTCAACCAGATCGGAATACTCGTCCTGAACAGAGTCTTCAGGGAACAAGTCTTCTACTTCACCATCTTCGTTTTCAAGTTGCTCAAGGTATTCCCTAGGAACTAGACCATAGTAAGTCAACAACTTAACTTTATCGTCTTCGTACTGAGTAATCTCTTGAGTAGGCTCTAAGTCCGTATCCATCGAATCAGTACCAATTTGTACCTTGCGATAGATACCATCTTCCTGACCTTTAACGACCTTGTGGATAGAAACATACTTCTCTACAGCCACACCCATACAGTCATCAATAGATGTGCCGTTAGGGTCAAACAAGAAGTTTCTAGGGTTAACAGGAACAATCTTTACTGCAATGCGGTCTTTTTCGACAACACCAATAGCCGCTTGTCCCATTTGACCAGGGATTGCTTGAGTAGCTGGAACAAAGATTTTCTCTGTTTTGACAACAATCTCACCGATACCAGTACCATAGAGTTCTGCCAACAACTCAATTTGGTCAATAGATTTACGAATCTTATCAACCTTGAAGTCTTCCATGAGTTGAGCCTTGATAGCAGCAACATCTAAAGGATTGTTGTTGACATCACGAATATCGTCTTGGATGTCAAAGAACTCACCTTGACCAAAGATAGCCTCCATGATTTCGGCATGGCGGGTTTCTACGGCTTGTTGGGTAGCGGGAGTAACGATTCTTGAACGCTCGGAATCACGAGTTTTATCCTCAACAGCCCACTCACCATTGAAGATACGCTCGTATTCAAGCCATTCTTCTAGATAGTTGGTGTCTCGGTAATCACGCCAGCGATCACAATGGTTAACAACAAAGGCGGTTAGTTCTTTGTCTGAATCGCTAGGTTCTTGGAATTCCATCTTATACCCCTGAGATAATGTCTATCGGTTGCCAATCCTCATTGTCATCTTCTTCCATGTAAGATGTAACAGCTAGTTGGTCAATGTAACTAAGGGAGTCAGGCAAGTCATCGTGAACACCTTGAGCAGGGAACAGAATTAACTGGTCTACAAACTCATCCCAATCTTCCTCAGAATTTAACACAATTCTGCCATGCTCGAACCTACCTTGTAAAGCCCAGATTATCCTGTCAGCTTTTTTTCTATTCCCATGCGTCAAATCAACGATATGAGCAAAGGTGTTGTTTTTTCGCATAAGGTCACTCAGGTAGGGCAAAACAGCGTTCTTTAGCGCCCCCCTCTCAATCCCTACAGCTAAAGGTCTGTAGTCCCGAATAGCCAGAAGTATCTTAGCGGCAGTTTCTCGAATGTCCCATCTTCCGTGTTCAATCTTCTGAACAAACCACTTCCCATCATCCGTTACCTTCACGATAGAGATAGCAGACTCATCCAGACGCTTCTTAGAGTTAGCGGCTTGTTTGGCAACCTCTTCAAATCCTGCAAGGTCAACAGCGATGTAATAGCTTCCATAGTTCGGCTCTACACCATACTTGATCCATTCTTCCTTAAAAATGTCCGAACCCGCATTGGTAAAACTCGCCATGTACTCTTGTTTGAAAGCGAAGCTACTCAAGGTTTTTTTGGCAGACTCAATCTCTTTTTGGTCAATCAAAGGGTTATCTGCGGTAGTAAAGTGCCAACTCTTCCAATCAGGATCATCTTCACTCTCTCCTAGTTTAAAGGTGTCGTAGAACCAATTACGTCCTTTGGGAGTCCCAATGAACAAGGCTCTTCCTCGTTTATCAGATAGAGAGGCTCGAATAACTTGTTCCCATGCTTCAGGCTTAATATCGGCTACTTCGTCCAGTACAGCATAGGTCAAGGACACACCACGGAGGGTATCTGGTCTGTCAGCACCACGAACGTATATCCTTGCTCCGTTTATCAGAGTGATATCCAAGTTGTTCACATGGGAGTTCTGAATAACATCTCTACCAAGGTCTAACAGCAAGTCCCAGATAATCTGTCTAGACTGTCCCATAGTAGGCGATACATAAAGCACCGCAGAGCCTTGTGGACACTTTAAACCCTCAATCAAGAGCGTTACTGCCGCCATCCTAGACTTACCGCATCTTCGACCAGCAGCAACCACTTTAAAGCGTGTCGTATCCTTGAATACCTCTTGTTGCCAAGGAAGTAAGCTAAAGTTCAGGTCAGCCATATTTAGCCTCTACATCTTCTGCTTGCTCAACAATAGTTGGCTCTTGTCCTAGTCCTGTAATGTTAATGGTCACAGCACTCCTTTGGCTCTTATCCTTCTCAAACATAGAAACAGGTAGAGTCCTGTCTAAACACATCTTCAAAGCAACCAATTGATGCGGGTGGTCATCGTTTAATGCTATCTCTATGACCTTCTGAGCAACATCCTTACCTCCACTCCTAATCATCAACTCCTTAAGCTCCTTGAGCCTCTGGTGGTCTGTCTTAGGCAATACAGCAGGCGGGTTATCAGCAAACCTCTGTATCGTCATCTTCACAGACCCTTTAGGTCTTCCTCTTCCTCTTTTCAACTGCTCCATTTGTCCTCCTTGGATGGTCAATTTCACTTTTTCTGAATGGGGGGTGTACCACAAATATCTACTACTCCCACCTACCCCCTCCCCCCCTATCACTCACCAACACCTACCAAACCCTTGCGACATTTCTACAACACTTAACATAATATTTATTGCTGAGAATGATTCTTATTTGCAAGTGTGAGAGATAGCGATGCACCTTTTCAGGGTTACCTTTTCATTTCTGTTTACTAGGTTTGTCTATCCGTTCCCTCTATCTATCCTTCTACTATTCCCTACTAGATCATCTACTAAGGGCTGCCTCTTTATTCGCGGATTCTATATTTAAAAAACTAAACTCCATGTCAGGGCGAAAACCTTTGTTATGCGCATATTGATAGAGTGCCAATACGTTCTCAAAACCCCTGGACAAATTTCCGTTTCCCGCAGCTAATAAGATCATTCTTTGAGGGTTTGACAATGTTCTCTGAAAGTACTTTGTTGAAGGGTTTGAAGG